CGCCCGCAACGGGAGTGAGCCGGTCGCCGCCGCCTGCTTGAACTCGGCCTGCGTCATCCGGCCAGCTCCCTGTACGTTCGACCGCACCCACTGGTAAATCAACTCCTGATCGCTCGATGCCGTCGAGCCGGAAGCCAGCGCCGAGCTCGCCGCCTTGTACGCCACCGCCTTCGTATTCGCGTCCTCGGCTACCTTCGTGTATTGCGCCATGTCGGACTTGTAGAGTGGGCTCTTCGATGCGGCCCACGCATGGGAACCTGCGATTATCGGCCCCGCCGTGCCGTCACGAGGGGCCTCCGCGGGCTTCGCGCCGGTTTTTGGTGGTAGCAGAGCGCCAGCCTTAGGTTTGGGAGCCGCTGTAGGAGCCGCCGGTTTCGCTCCCGCGCCATCCGGCGAATCGGGCGGTGGAGCCTCCACGTCGATACTCTCCCCCTGCGGCGTAGTGACGGAAGTTGTGGTCAACAAGTGCATCTGCCCGTCGTCTCCAAGAAACGGCGTCTGATGTGTGGACACCTTGACTCCGGAAGCCTGGCCGAGGTTCCGCATCGGTTGACCCGTCGCAGGGTCCATGAGCATCACATTGCCGCCGACGATCTTGTAAATCGGCTTCGCTTTCGGGGCCGGATACCATGCGCCATTCCACTCGATAAACGACTGGCCGGGAGTGCGCAACGTAGACGGGATCACCTGACCATCTGGCCCAATGGCATCCTGCGGGATCTGATTCCCCGGCGTCGGCGGAGACTTCCCGGCAGCCCTGTGATACTTGGCTGTGTCCTGCGTCCTGCGGTCGATTTCCTCATCCGTCGCTGATTGCCGCAAACCCAGCGCATCGACAAGCGCATTTTGCCGTGTCTGCTCATCCGTTGCCGCCGTCCCTCCCTCTGGAACCGCGCTCGGCAACGGCTGCGCTGCCTGCCTCACCGTGCCTGTCGGATGGATGGCTTTGTGGATGCGCTGCAAGAGACTTCCCTGCTGCTCCGGCTTTGAGTAGAGGCCGGTAATTTGGTCCACGTACTGCTTCTGCTGTTCCGGGGTCAACGTGCCATACTTGCGGCCCGTCTCAAGCTGCGCTTCGAGGTCATTGGCCTTGCGCTCGCGATCCTCATCGGTGAGTTTGTACTGCTCCTGGCGCTTCTCCGCCTCGATCTGCGGCAATTGGCCGGATTCCTCCTCGGCCAGCGCCTTCCCGAATGGCGCAAGCACAGTCCCTGCCACGCGGCCCGCAGTCGCCACGCCGCGCCCGATTCCCGAAAGAAGATCGCCAACACTCACGCTGTACTCCTAGCTGCTACTTCCGTCTAGCAAATACACGGTGCAGACGCACGCCGCGCTTCCGTCCAACCAATACTGCCCAGCGTCGATCATCGAGTCTGAGGTCCGGTCGCCGTTCGGCAGGCTTGCCGTCTGACTCGATTGCGCGATCAGAGCGGTTTGATCGCCAAGCCCGGCAATGTTTCCGTAGTTCAGGTAAACTTCGCCGGCCACCAGAGACGACACGCTGATGCCGATCTGGCGGCACTGCATCGAGTAGCGCACGGTGGGAAGTGACGTGTTGGCGAGGATGTTTTGCGGCGTCCCCGGCGTGATGATGAACTTGCCGAGGGGGGTGATTCCGCCAAAAGCGCGAGTGATTTTCTGCCAAGCCATCGTGTCTCCTTATCCCTGAATAACATTGGGCTGCGTACTGTCGAAAATAGACATATCGGGGCTACTCGTATCAATCCCGCTCCAGTCCGTTGATCCCGGAGCGGGGCCGTTGTTGGCCAAGTAGTTAGCAATTCCGGGATCGGAAACCGTACCCGGTGATAGCCCCGGTGCCGATCCGCCCGCCAATACTTGTGCAATCTCCGCTGCCGACTGGCCGATCTGGCCGATGTCACTAACCTGCGATTGACGCCACTGGTCGGCCAGCTTAGCTTGGTTGCTGAGGTTAGATGAGGCCGAATCGAGAAGCCCGCTACCCGCGCTCAGAGACGTGCTGGCCGCGCCGCTTTGCTCCTTGCCGAGCAAGTCGATGAGGTTTGACCTGCCGGATGTGTCCGCATTGGCGACCGATGCCGCTGTTCCCCCGGAGCGCGGCGAAAACTCCGCCGTCTGGTTCTTGAGTTGCTGCGTCTGCTGCTGATTCGCGCTGATCTCTGGAGCCATAGCCTGCGCTGTCTTGGTCGGGTCGCCGGAAAGGATGTTTTCCTCGTACTGCGCGGCGGGCGTAATGAGACCCTCTCCCACGCCGGTCTGGTAGCCGGACAGAGCGCCAAACTGGTTCTGCTCCCCCTGGGTCGGGTTCCCACTTGCTAAATCGAAAATCGATGATAAGAGACCGCCCACGATTACACCTCCAGAACAGTTTACGTCGGATCGACGATGTTTGTTGCGATTCCGTTGGTAAAAGAAATGCTTCCCTGCGTTCCAAGTGTAGTCAAGGCTGCCAGGGCGACCGTATGCGTCACCCCCGCCGTAGGCAACTGCGCTTCCGCCAGGTTCCCTGAAATGTCCGCAAACGATGGCTGGCTCTCCGTAAACAGTCCCGTCGTGGCGTTGTAGCTGTTTACCCACTCATGGACAACTGGACCAATGGTCTGCGGGACAATCTGGATTACCGTCGTTCCAGCATAGGCCAGCCACGCTCGATTGGCGAAGAATACCTGCACGCCTTGCCCAGACGCCAGAGTCAGGCTAGACGGCCCGCCGTTGATTGCCGATCCGTCGCTGGTCGCAAGAGCGATTGCCCCGGAGCCAAGGTTGAGGATGGTTGCCTGAAAATTAGGAATCACATTGGAGTTGAGCGTGACGTTTACGGTTGCCCCGGAATCGAAGATGATGATGCCCTGATAGTCCGTGTTTTGAAGCGTGTAAGAGGCACTGGACTGCTCCGATATGCCGGAAGTGAACGATCCCACGCCATAGGTCGAGTTCGTTGATGCCGTCGCGCCAGAGTTCGGCGATACGGTCCCAATCGGAGAAACCCCGATGCGCCCAGGAATGACGAGATTGATCTTCGGTGCGATCACTTTTTCATGGCCGCAATCTGCGCGTTAAGCGCGTTTATCTGGGTCTGCTGATTCTGGATTGCCGTGAAATGATTGCCCAGCCTGTCAAAGATGAGCTGGTGCAACGTCTGCAACTGCCCCGCCAATTCCGGGTCAGCCTTCGACTCAATTACCGGCGGAGTGTACTGAATCTGCTTCGTTGCCATCACGCCTCCAGGTCGCTTTGGTTTTTCGCGTCCTTGAACGGGTTGAAACGCTCAAAGTCTCCTGGCCGCTCCCATGCTCCGACCCATACCAACGCATCGAAGAGGTAGAACGGCGCCGACGACTGGATCTGCCAGGAACACGACTTGAACTTATTCGGAGGCATCTTGAGCGCGATCTTTGCCGGAACGAACAGGCTGCCCGCCGCTGGCCACGTCTGAGTCACCGTCGCCGGGTACGCCTCCCCGTCAAGGTTCATCGTAATCGTCACCGAGGCCGTTGCGAAGTACATCAAGTCGATCTGGTAGACGTGCTGCCAGTCGCTCAGGCCGTGCGTCAGAGCGTCCGTTACCCGCGAAAGGATGGAGATAGGCAGCGGCATGAAGCCGGGCTGCCAAAGGTCAAGCTGCGTCCCGGAAGAGGTGTTCCATGAAAACACCGCTTCCAGGTCGATCACATCCTGCGGCTGGTTTGCTCCGAAGTCAACAATGTACGGCGCAAGCGTATCGACGCCGGTCAAGCTGGCGGGGGCAAACCCGCTCAGGGCTGTGGCAAACTGGTTTGCATAGAGTCCGACCGTGACCGGGCCGGCCGCATCGACGACTGCCCGCACAAACACGTCGGAAACCCTCTTTGGAGCACGCACATCCCCGGAGTTGTCAGGGACCGTCCCCACCATCGACGTGCAGACTTCCGTGCCTCCGCTTTGGAGCACCCGGAGAGAGTTGTCATTGCACCCCACTGCCGTGTCATTTACGTTGGGAGCATATTCGCTCGAATGCGCGGTGAAAGGATGCTGCCCCACATCGACCATCCATCCATGCTCCGCCTCGCCGTAAACCAGCGTTCTCCGGTTTCCGTTCACGTCTCGGTAGTCCCAGTAGATGTACCCGTTCTGGTATGTGATGGTCTGCGGCAGAGAATCATTCGGGGGGTAGACGGTGAAGGGTCCAACCACTACGGGCGTGGGGGTGAAATTCTCGTGCGGAAAGAGGTTCCACAGCGTCTCGTCTGTGAGTGATTCATCCCCTCCGCCGTTGGTCGTGTAGATGCCATCGGAGGCCCGGAACGCGAACGCCTTGCCGCCAAGAGCGCACCCGCAGTTTCGGATGAACATCCCCCGCTTGCCGGAGCCGAGAATCGGGTTCCACTGGTTGCCCTGAATCCCCAATGTCGTCGCCTGAGCGTCCGCAAAGTTTGGATACATCAGCCAGTGGCGCTCGGTTGAGAACGCAATGCTGATCCCGTTGATTAGTCCTCCGCCCATCAGCGTCTCGGAAGGCGAAGTGAGCAGAAGCCGATTCGTCTGCGGAGCCGAGTCTGGATTGTTTGCCTTGGTCCACACATAAGCGTTCGTCGTCGGATCGATGGCGTGGAAGAACCCATAGGAGTCCGGCCCCCACATCGACTGCGTGGGCTGCTGGGCAAGGATCGGCTGCGCGATGTTGTAGGGAACGCCGTCGCCGGAAGAGTCCCCGATAGTGTCCGGCACGTCGGGAATCACGATGGTCGTTGCCGAAGTCGGGCGGGATACCAGCGAGTACGCATTCTGCGCCGGAGAGCCAATCAGCATCAGAGTTCCGGGGAGCATGTTCAATGGAAACTGGTTGCCGCTCTTCCACGTCACCACGCTGCCAACAATGGCGACTTTTCCCGCCAATGGAACGCCAATGGTCGGAAACGGCTCGTAGTCGTCCAACTGCATCAGTTGGTTGTTTGCCGCGGCAATGTCGGAAAGCGCGTCCTCCACCTGCGTGTTGTACTGGATTCCATTGATTACCGGCCCCAGTCCATCGTTCGGGCCGGTGATGACGTAGGTAGGGTTGGGCAAGCCGTCGTCCTGACGGTAGTAGTCCATCACCGTCACTTGAGGGTCGGTCTGGTAGGGCGACGTGATGAGGTTCGCCAGTACCGGCGTCTGCTGAATCGTCGAAGCGGGTCCGGGATTGCCTTGAGCGCCGGTTTCCGTAGCGCGAGGTTTCGCCCAGTACTGGACGTTGGTTCGCACGCCTTGGGGAAGCGGAGGAATGGTCGCAACACCGGCCCCTGGGGTTGGAGCCATTTCCACAATGACACACGCCCCATAGTCCCAAGCAGAGTTATTGTGATACCAGTAGTCCCAGTCAATCTCGAACGGATAGATGCCGGCGGCGGGGACGGTCACGCTGATCGTGTTTGTGACGGGTGCTCCCTCGCCATTCGGCGTCGATACGAAGAGCAGAGGAAGTCCATCGACTACGGTGATTGACTGACCGGCAGCGCCGTAGACCTGCCCACCTGTCGAGGTCGCTCCCCCTCCCATCCCGAACATGATCTGGTCTTTGTTCTCAATCTGAATCGAATACGTCCCGCCTTGAGGAACCCACAGCGACCCAGTGATACATGCGTTGAAGTCCTGATAGCCGTCCGACTCAAGCGCCGGATCGAACAGAGGGACACTGCCAATCGTCGCCCCGGATGAATTAAGCGTGCTCCACTGCACCGCGCTAGTGCCACTTTCCGCTGGAGCTTCGAAGATAAGAGAGTTGTTCGAGGACGTAGCCTGCGCCGTTCCTGTCGTCCTCGACGTGCCTGTTCCCTGGTCGTTCGGATTCTTCCAGATGTACACCGATACCGGCCCGGAGTGCGGCGAATCTCCCCATATCGCGGCGTTGATGATTCCGACGATGGAAGACACTTTCGTGATGGCTGAAGTCGATACCAAGGCTTCAACAAGGTACGACCCGGAGAAGAGTGCTGGATTGCCGAATGTGCCGCCTTGCCCGTCGATGCCGATCTGTAGCTGCGCCGCACCGTAGGGGACTGTGAGCGTTGCGCTTGCGCCCACGTTGCCCACTACCGGAGGAGCGCCGATCCCGGTTGCCTGAGCGATGATGTTTCCGTTCGCATCGGTGAAAGCGAACACCACGATCAGCGGCGAAACGATGAAGTCGCCCGGATACCCCGCAGTGCTTGGCCCAGCATCGCCGGGAGCATGGACCGCCCCGTTTACCGTGGCCGTTCCCGTGACCGTGAGTTGAACCGTCGCCCCTCCAACCGGAGTCGCAATGGTCGCGGGATACGGAGGCTGGGTGTCCGTCCCGGTGTAATCGTAGTCGGCATTGACTCCGCCGATGTTGGTCCACGGTGGAGTGTTGGCGGGAAGTGAGAGCCACATGGAGCTTGAATCGACGTTGATCGAGACTTGAACCGGGTATTGAGGCTCCATGATGCCCGTCTTTCGGGTCAGCATGTCGCTTCGTAGCTTAATCATCCCCGTACAGTGCTGAGAATCGGACGCGATAACGACGGACGGGGAAGAGTCGGCAACGTATGCCCACGGCTGCACGGACTGATCAGGCTGGTTGATGCAGATGGAAGGAGAAAGACCACTCAACCCGGAAGCAACCTCGGTGCCATTCGCGTACAGACCTCCTGAGTCTGTAGCAATGACGCGGATAAACCCGGAGGCGGGACCGTTCGGCGTCGTGTCATTGAGCCGCACGATGGCGTTCGGAGGCGAGGGGTAGGTGTAGATCGCCGCGCCCGTGGTGGGGCGTCCGGTGATGCGCCCCATGATGCGCTGGCGGATGTTCTGGAGGTACGGCCAGAAACCTTCGCGGATCAGGTCCGGGGCGCGGAAAATGTCCATCCCGCCGTGGATCAGGAAGCGCTTGCCGTTAGGTTCTCTTTTGTATCCGGCCATGCTTTGCCTCCTTCCCCTCGAATTCAGGATCGTCGGCGTCTTGCCGATTGCCTTCCATCAGCATTTGCACACGCGACATGCCCAGCGCGGCATACTCGCGGTTCTTCAGTCGGCAATATGCCTCGAACTGCTCGTAGAGAGGCATGGTCAGAGCGAAGTTGGAGCCTCCCATTTTGAATGAAGCAACGTGTTGCGCGTAGGCCAGCACCGCATCCACCCCGTCCCGGCTCAACTGGACTTGGTCGCTATCAACGGCCGGCACAGGAGCGTTCTCGACTACCGTCAGAACCGTTGAGACACCCACGGTCGCAAACGGAGCCAAGGCGATGAGGTCGATTCCCCCAACCACGATTTGCGGATCGTCGACCGGCTGGTTTTGCTCCCAGTTCTGCATTTGGGTGTCGATCTCCTTGAGACCAAGCGTATCGACGCTCACGCTGCCCACCGTCGCCTCCAGAAGCCACGGCAGGCGCATCATAGCCTTCTTGCCTTGCTCGTAGCGGGCCATGCAGTATTTGGCTCTCTGCGAGTCCCGGCCCTCGGGAGAGTTCGCCAGAACGTCCGCCAGCGCCCCGTACAGGCATACCCACGCCCAATCGTCAGGAAGCCCTACAAGGGCCGCTGTGGGCGGAGTGAAGGGCACTCCAGCCTCCGATACCAGCATGTCCCACTGGCCACCTTGGTTCGGCGGGCAGGACACGTCGAACGAGAGTGGAGTGTTGGCGGTAATCATCCATGAGTCCGGCTCCCCCGGCTGGATGGCAAGGTTCACGCCGAAAGCGTTGCGCGTCACCACATCCTCGCGGCCGAGCGCGTAAGGCATCGTGGCTGAGGAGTCGAATGGAATCCACCGCACCCGGCTCAGGTTCAGCGTCGAGTCGGGCAGGAACGTCCGCACCGAGAGCACGGGAGAGGGTTGAATCAGGTTCACCACATTCGCGTCCGACAGGAGCAGGAGTTCGTCGCGGCGGTACTGGAGAGCGCCGGAGAGCATGGCGATGTTGTACTGGGCAGTCCCGACCCACGTTCCTCCAGACATCGGCTCAAGTAGCATCGCTTCCATCTGGGCGTAGAGGTCGGAATCAGTGACCGTGCGCTGGCGGGGCGACCCGGCCACGTTGAGCGTCTTCCACGTATCGCCGGGGTTGAAGTCGAACTGGTAATCCTCTGGGAACGCCGCAGTTTGCGCGTTGAGGATTCGCAAGCCCTCTTGGATGTAAAGGTTCGCCTCGGCAGCCTGGGTATACACCGCTCCTGAGTCCTGAAGGCGATTGAGTAGTTCCGCCCGCATCTGGCCGAGAGTGATGTACGCATAGCTTGCCATCAAAAACCACCATTGACAGGGCAGGTCATTGTTGTGATATTATTGTGACTTCTGGAGGGTTCAACATGAAACAATGGTTCTTGCGAAACTTTATCTGCCGGTTCAAGGGTCACCTTGACGGCGTGAAAATGCCGCTGTTCGTGCCGTGGAAAGGCGTTTACGACGACGATCCCTACTGGGACAGCATCAAGGGCCAAGTTGAAGAGAACCGCAAGCGATCCATCCCAGTCTGCCAGAATCCCGGCCCCGGCGGTATCTGCCGTCTCCAGATGTTCCATGACGGCCCGCATGATTTCTACCCGGAAGGTGGCGTTGCGACGGCGCTCAACGAGCCGTTGGATTACAGCACACCCCCGCTCTTCTTTGTGGAGTCCACCGCGCTCGGCACTGGAGACTGGTATAGAGAAAGGTGGCTGGAAAGGAAGCTGGCGCAGGAGCGCGGCTCTATCCACTGCAAGCGGTGCGGAGCGATGATCGGAGAATACTGACATCGCTATCCTCCCCACGGACCGGATGACATCGTTTGCGAATTGAAGTAAGCCTTCTGCGTGAATCCCTGCGACGCCATCTTGACGTTGGCCTGGTAGGAATCGACGGCATCGCGGTCCAGCAGCCGCAGAGTTTTCAACCGCGTCAGGAAATCAGTCTCGGATTCCTTCTTGAGTGCCAGGTAGTTCCCGCCAGACCCCTTCGCCGCCATGATGTCCTTCCGCGCCTCCGCGTCCCGGTAGGCCCATGTCAGAGCCTTCTGCGTCACCACTTCCTCGTCAATCGGCGGCGGAAGCGTGTCGGAATTGTTGACCAGATATGGCGCTTCGATTACCGCGTACCACTGGTAGGCAATCGACTGAGTGGGGTAGGGATACAGTTCGATCAACTGCTGATTGAGCGTGGCCGAAGGCGTTGCAGTGCCGGCACCGCGACGGTCGGCGCCGAGCGGAGCGCATACGGTGGGGTTCGAGGACACCAGCCGCGCCGGGTCGTAGTAGTCCAGCGTTCGCCGCGGAGTCCAAATATCCATCGTCCACACATCGAACATGTCCGCCACGCTCAGGAACCGCTTGAACCCAACCGGCATCGGGATGTAGGCCCCGTACATCTGGTAGGCCACCCCGGAATAGAACGGAAGAGGGTCGGTGAAAGGGCGGTCGAGCGTGAGCACCACGGCGTTCGGGTCCGTCGAGTCAAGCGCGATGACGGAGTAGACGCTGTAGCCCTGGGCGCGGAACTGCTGCGTCGTGGCACGCCAGTAGAACGGCAAGGCCAGCCATGCCGCCGATGCGACTGCATCCCCGGTGACCTGGTTCGAGCCGAGTGTGCATGTCATCGTTCCCGCTGTCGTGATAGGAGGCGTAGAGAAACTGCCCTGGGCCAACTGAAAAGACCACAGGCAGGAGTCTTGGACGATCTTGAAAGCGCGGTTGATGAGCTTGCGAGCGCGGACGCGGCCCAGCGCCGGAACTAGATCCGTGATCTCGCTGGACATATCTACCAGGGCCATCTACGCTCCTAATGAAAAGGGGCAACGGGGATTAACCCGTCGCCCCCGAAGGCTACCCACCCAAACCGCTTACTGCCCGATAGCTGCCAGCCTCACCGTCTCCCCGGAGAGATTGACGGCCGCTCCCACCTGAAGCCCGGTAGACATCACGAACCAAACCAACTGCCATTGCGTGAATCCGCTGTTGAGCGCCCGAGGTTCGGCGCGATAGTTGCCGCTCTGCGAGACGCCGCCGGCAAGCTGCCAGATGTACGAGTTGAATCCGAAGCTCTGCGGACTGATCGCGTCGCCACCCGTCTGGTAGCTTGCGGAGCCGGAAACATCGAGGGGACTCCAGTACATCCCCCCGAATGTCTGCTGCACTCCAAGAATCGGATGTGTTGCTCCAACACCCTGCGCCATAGCTGCTCCTTGTTACGAAACGAACCGGAGGATGATGTCCGGGTAGTAGGCAACAGCCGTATTGCCCGACGTGCCGGGAGAGACTGCGATACCGACCTTGCCCGGTGTGGCCGGGAAGTCAGCGGCTCCCTCAAACTTGCCGAGATGGTTGGTGTCGGGGAAGACCGCGTTGCCGAGCGCAACGTTCGCCACCGATCCAACATTGACCGTCGCGCGTCCAGCGCCAGCGAAGATCATCGTCCAGTTGCCCGGAGTCGGACCGTTCTCCTGGCCAGCCACCGTTGCCGGGTTGATGAACACGCCGCAGAAGAAGGCATTCGCGGCGGCCACAGACCCGTACAGCGCCTCGGCCACGTCCGCCGTGGTCACGGTGGGTGCCCCGTATGCCGTCTCCGGCAACGCCCCCTCAATGGGGCCGCCCTGGTCGAGCAGGATGAACGCAGCCATCCCCTCAGTCGCGTATGCCGCCGTCGCTCCCGAATCGAGATTGACGTACTGGTACGCGCCGTCATAGAGCGTGCTTCCCGGAGCCGCAACATTCTGCGCCTCGTTGGTCGCCAGCACTACGAGCTTGCCGGGGTTCAGGCCCATGAAGAATGGGTTACCGGCAATGTCGGCCTGCGCGGTCGGACTGGAGCTATTGATCGTATTGAGCGGGCCGGGAAGCCAAATCCCCGGCGTTGTAAGACGTGCCATGACTGATTCTCCTTCGGCGCTCTACGCCAATATACCGTAGCACTGCTGGTCTTCGCGCGGGGTGGGTTGATAGAAGTTCAACACGTGCCGCAGCCACTGCACGTACAGGAACGGGTTCTCAGGCCACCGCGCCGGGTCCATGAAGAAGTAGTTCACCGGAGCGCCATCGGCCTCACGGTACTTCCACTTGTCCGGGGTGATCCAGAACAACGGCTCTCCCACCACGATCTGATTCAGTCCGCCGGCCAAACCGTTCTTGGTCGCATTCGACGTGAATCCGAGGTTCGGAAGGTTCGAGATGCCCTGGTTCGACGCGATCATGGCCGATGTCAAGGTGAACTGGCCCGTCTGAATCGCTCCCGGCGAAGGTGCCGTGCCGGAGGGAGACGAGAACAGGTTCGCAATCGAAGGCTTGGGGGCGCTTGATGGAACGATGTCATCGTAGAAGATCGTCCCGTTTTCGAGCTTGATGCCCTCCCAGTTGATGTGCTTGTCGTCGCGGGTGAAGTACCGCTCCTGGCGCTGAAAGGCGCTGGTGATCGACGAGTAGCCCAGGTAGGAGGTCACACCCAGCTTGTCGCCGCCATTCTGGATCGGCGTCAAGTAGGTCTTGAGCAGCGTCTGGTAGTTGGGAGGCGCGGGGTTGCCGTTTTGGTCGCCCAGCCAAATGGGAGTCGAATTCAGCGATGCGTCGATGGCTCCATTGCGCGTCTGGCCGCCGTAGGTCGGGAAGACGTTGCCATCCCACGAAGGAACCACGCCGTCATTCAAGGCCTCGGAGATGCCGTTGATCGAAGCGAGGCGATTGTCGTTCACGCCGTTGCCGGAGGCTTGGCCGTGGCGGAACATGTCGCCCTCGATCTGGAAGTCGATGCCCTCGGTCATCTGATTGAGGTACGCCTCAAGCAGCGCCACGCGAGCTTCCGGCCCCTTGTTCTGCGCCTCGATCACGAAGTCGTTCACGAGCTTGTACTTCGCGTACGCCTTGGGTTGGAAGAGCGAGGCCGTGATGACCTGCTCATCCATGATCGTGATATCTTCACCGGGGAACAGAGCACCACCGCCAACACCCTGGTAGAGGTCGGGAACCTGCATGCCCGCGCCGCCGCCGAACGGATCGTATGCGCCGGACGCCCTCATGTACCGCTGAAAGGGTGTCCCTACATACGAGTTCTGGTAGATATATCCGTCGACAAGTTCGTTGAGGGTAGTGGCGGAAAGCTCAGGAAACAACGGGCCAAAAGCCATCGGGGTCTCTCCTTGAAACTACTTACGCTGCTTGCGCCTCGCGCACCTTGCTCAAAGCCTGGTTGCGCCAGTCTGTGTTGCGTTCTCTGGAACTGTGAGACGACTGCCACGGCTTCTCCGCACTCTTTCCCGCATCCGTGGACTTGTATCGGTCGTACCGGCTCGGCTGGCCGCGGCGCATGTGGGGGTTCGCTCCAACACGCTCGCGCTCTTCCTTGAGAACCGATGCGCGAATCTCGTCGTCGTGCTTCTTCTGGTTGGCGGCGGAAATCTCGGTGCGTTTGGTCGCCACGTTGTACTTTTGCTCCCACGCATTCTTGAGCGTGAAGCCCTTATTGCCGAGCAGGTGCTGGCGGTTGACTTCGTTCACAAGCTCCTGCGTTCCACCTAGCGGGGCGGCGAACAAGCCGAAGTGTTCGGCGTTCAAGTCCTGCAATGAAATCAGGGTGTTCGCCTGTCTGTTCTGGAATTGTCCGAAGTCGTCGCGGGTGACCATGTTCGGGTCGGGCGAGCCGGGGGCGCGGGGCGCTTCCTTCACGGGCTCGTCACCGAGAACGATGCCGAGTTCCTTCGCCTTGGCTAGCTTCGCTTCTGCGGCGGCGCGCTTGGCGTCGGAATCGATGGCCTGCTGCGTCACGTCGCGGAGCGCTGGCACAAACTCGGAATTGTAGCGCGTGGTGAACTGCTCAAGCTCGCCTTCGGCCTTCGCTTTGGCGGCGGTCAGTGACGTGTTTGCGTCGATCACCTTTTTGAGCATCGACTTGAACTTGTTGTCGCCGAGGATGGTTTCGTAGGTCTTCAACTCATCGTCGGTCAGCCCGGATTCCTGCTTGAGCCATTCGAGTTCGGTCATGGTGTTCTCTCCTCGAAACTTTCAGGACTACCGGGGTGGGGCTGGAGCTTGTTGCGGTGCCGATCCTGCCGACGCGCTGGACTGGATCATCTGCAACCCCTTGAGCATCATCTGGATGCCCTGCTGGCCTTGCGGAAACTGCTGAGTAAGCCCTTGGATAAGCTGCTGCAGCATTGCCATCTTTACCACAGGAGAAGCGCCGCCGCCCTGCGGTGATGGCGCTCCCTGTGGAGGTTGCTGCGGTGACGGCATGGGGGATGAGCCCAAGGTTACGCCTTCTTCCGGCGACCGTGCTTGCGGCCATGGCCCTTGTGCTTCATTTCCTTATGACCCAGGTGCGGGCCAACGACGGTCAGCTTTTTACGACCCTTGTGCTTGCGCATGTGCTTCTCTCCTGATTTGGATTTGGGGAGGAGCCGCTAGCCGCATCAGGAATCGAGGGGGCGGTAGTCCTTTTGGTTTCAAGAGCAACAATACAACGCCGATTCCCCGTGTAAAGGAAAATCGGCGCATATTGTGATGCAACTTGTGAGAACGGGGGGTTTTATTTTCCGGGGGTTACACTTCGACGGTGACAGACCCCGCCGCAAACTCGCCCTCGTTGTCGAAGACGATCCCGCCGGAGTTGACCGGAATCCTGTCTTCCTTCACGAACACAAGGCTGGCAATCGAACCTCCCGGCCCGATCTGCGCCGTCAGTGCGCCCACGTTGCCCTCTTCCCGGATGAGGTCCAAGGCTTCCGTGATGAGTTCCAAGGCTTCCGCCAGCAAGGCTCTCCCGCCGTCTTTCTGCTTGCTGTCGGGGGTGAATATGGTCTTGCGTATCAGTGTGATTTTCGTTTGCGTCTTCATTCCCTCTCCTCCAGTTCATTTCGTCGTTGCAACAACAGCGCGGCCACCGGATGCGGCCCCTTTCTGGGCCACCTTGCCCGCTCCGGGCTTCACAGGGGGCCGTCCTGAGCCCGGAGCACCCGGCTTCGGCCCAGGCTTCCCTCCGGCGTCGGGAGGGTCCATTCCGAGAGCGTGCTGCAACTTGGCAATTTCCGCCTCGTCCGTCAGTTTCTCCTTGGCCCAGTTCAACACCTTCTCCTTGATCGTCGAACCTTCAATGCTGCCCCAGTTCGACAGGTCAAACTCATTCGCCAACGTCTCAGGGTCAATCGGTACGCCCTTGCCGAGCAGCGCCAGCAGGTTGAGCTTCTTCTGGGCCTGCGCGATGTAGTGCATCGAATGTGGCGTCACGCTCACGCGGATGTTGCGAAGGAAATTCTTGGCGCGTTCCGACTCGGTGACTCCCGACTCGACCGGGTTGCCTGCCGCGTCCGTTGTCTGCTCGCCCTCAAGATGCGACGGGATGATCGAGTATGGCTTGTAATCGAAGGTTGCTGGGGCAATCGCATCGACTCCGACATAATCCGCAAGCACTCCCACGGGCATGTATTGAACGACCAATCCCAGGAAGATCCTCGCCAGGTCACGAAAGCCGCGCTCCATCGACCGCGAAGTTCCCATCACCGTTGGGCCTTCGGCGTCGAGCAGTTTTTCCGGGTCGGAGATGTTGGCGCGGAGCTTTTCGAGTGACTTGATTTGGTCGTGCCCCAACTGGCGCATGATGCTCGCCTGAAGGAACTCGACAATCTTCATCACCCATTCGGGAATGTTGTAGCACCACTCCGGGAACGGAGGACGCAACACCGGCTCCTTGATGTCGCCATCCACTCCCCAGCCAATGCCGGGATCGAACGGGTCCAGCGACTCCGCTTGCCGTGACGTGAGCTTGCCTTGCTTGTCTCCAGTCGTGATGTCCGTGTTGTACACCTTGCCAGGATTCGCCCTTGCCATCGCCACGCGGTAGATGTAGCGCATCAGGTCGTCGATGGCGTCCTGCGTGTTCGCCGTGCCCTGGAAGAGCGAGAACCCTGTATCCTCCCACGCCCATTCGTCCAGATAGAACGGCACCAGGGGCACCATGCCGTGCCAGTCGAACGCGGGGCCGTCGTACATCAGCGCGTCGTTGCAGGAGATCAGCAGACGCCGGTAGGGGTACACCCGGCAATCGTCCTCTGTGGCCGGCCTCGGGGCGTTCTTGCCGCCCTCAAAGCGCGTGATCTGCTGGCCGACATAAGGCACCGTGTAGGACCAACTGGTGCCCGCCTGACCCATCT